GGTCGTTATAATCTTCAGTTTGTTCCTACTGGTGGAGCTGTTACTGGTTCTTCTGGTAATGCTCGTAATAGGCTTAATGCCATTACAAGTACTTTGGTTCAGCGTATTCAATTACCACATGTGGAAATTGATTTAAGTTGTGATACAGAGGCGATATTAAAATATCCTTTTAATAGTGCTTATGGTTTTTTCCCAATGACTTCTTTTACTAGTACTACTAGTGCTGGTTCTTTTGGTATATTTAAATTATACCCATATTCACCATTAGTTGCTGGTTCTGGTTCTACTACATGTGGTTATACCTTGTGGGCGTCTTTTGAAGATGTTGAACTTATTAGTGCTGCTGTACCACAATCTGGTAGAGGATTTACTTCTTCTACTCGTCGTAAGAATGAAACAGATGATGAACAAGTTTCGTCAGGTATGGGTCCAATTAGCTCTGTTTTAATGAGAGTTAAGGGTGCTGCTGATGTTTTTACAAAGGTTCCTCTTTTATCCTCTTATGCTTCTATGACATCTTGGTATGCTGAGATATTGGCTGGTGCTGCTTCCGCTTTTGGTTGGAGCAAACCACTCAATTTAGAACATTCTATGAGGATTACTCAAAATTATTTGCCTTATTCTGCCAATACTGATGGTCCTGATCAGTCTTTTCCACTATCTTTTTCTTATAAGAATCAAGTTGGTAAAGCACAAGGATTTTCAGGTACTGATGTGGATGAAATGGATTTTTCATTTTTGTGTACTATTCCTACTTTCAATTTCATTGCTAATTGGACAACTGCTCAAGTTGCAAGTGATATAATGATGAATATTCCAGTTCGTCCTTTAGGTCTTTTAGTAACTCGTACTGTTACATCAGTTGGTATAGTTGACGCCGGTCCTTATCAATTGATTGCTAATATGTTTGAGCAATGGAGAGGTTCTATGGTTTATAAGTTGAAGTTTGTTAAAACCGAGTTTCATTCTGGTAGATTAGCTGTTAGTTTTTCGCCTGTTGATTCAGCTACAGGTTTAAGTATTATCCCTAGTATGGTACAAACTACCTTTCTTCATCGTCAAATTATTGACATTAGAGAGTGTAATGAATTTACTTTTGTAGTTCCATTTATTTCTATTGCTCCTTATAAGTTGTCTACTCAGATAATAGGGACTTTGATAATTCATGTATTGGATCCTTTAGTTGCTCCAAATACTGTATCTTCATCTGTAGGTATAATTTTGGAACATTGTATGGGAGCTGATGCAGAATTTGCTGTACCTAAAAAGAATAACATTCAATATGTTATGGGTATTACACCTCAATCTGGTGATCCTTTTTCAAATTCTGAAGCTAATATTTGTGCTAATTATCGTGGTAATATAGGTTCTTCTTTAGTTCCTCCTGATGAATGTTCTAATTCCCTATTTTGTGTAGGGGAGAGAATTTCATCATTGCGTACTCTTATGAAGTTGCCTAATCCTTTAGTTTATCAAGTAGCTCCTGTTGCTTCTCTGTATTTCAATATTGTACCTTATGTTTTGCCTTATAGGTTTTATAATACTGTGCCTGCTTATGTTGAATCTACTACTTTTCCTGATTTGTATACTCAGATAGCTTCTTTGTATCTTTATGTTCGTGGTGGAGTTAGACTTAAGTTTCTTGATAATACAGCTGTTACTGCAGCTGAGCCTTTAGTTGCGTATTTAGGTACTGGTTTGACAGGTTCCAATGGATTTTCTACTACTGGAGTAACTTTCGCTTCTACTGATGGTAATGGTGACGCTACTACTATAAATAGAAATGGTTTACCCAGTTTTTATTGGAAAGCGGGTTACTCTGGAGAAATTCAGGTTCCAGCTTATGGACGTTACCATAGTAGATTAGTTACTGATTGTATGGCTAATTCAGCTAGTAATGGTTATAATAATGCTGAGATTAGTACTGCTCCAAATATTTATGTTTCGCGCACTACTGTTCCTTCAGTTAATACTCTAACTGGTTTAGTCCGTTCAGCTTCTGATGATGCCAATTGTGGTGTCTTCTTAGCTGTCCCACCTTGTAGTGGGTCTTTCTTGTAATTGAACAGGAGGGTTTTTCACATTACCCTTTATTATAATGTGCCGTTTGATATATACGAAATATATTCCCTGATAAGAGGGTTTCTTATCAAAGAATCCTTTAGGTAATAACATTTATGGTTTAGTTATTACTGAATTCGAAGAACACCCATTGAAATAGTGTTTTAGAATGCTTCTGGTTTATCACCCCAGAGGACTCACCTTGCGTGGTGTAATTATTACACACGTAACCGATATGTCGACCGCCACTGTGCGGTGCTCCGCGCGAGGTGGGCATAAAGGTTTTTAACGTGTTTATAGCACCAGGACCCCGTAAATGGGTCTAATGCTGGCCACGGTCAATAGATAAG